ACGTCACGGTCTGGATCACCGAACAGGATCTGTTCGGTGATCCAGACCGTGACGTAATCCCCGTCCTCGTTCTTCTGCTTGGTTTCCTTCTGAATGTTGTGGTACCGGGTCTCGGAGGTCCGGTGACTGGAATAGGTACCGGGTTTCCCGGCTCCAGTCCGATACTGACGAACCAGTTTGCTGAAGCTCAGGGTGGTCTCAAAGTCCTTCTCATCAATGCGAATGGCCCGACCGGGCCGGTCGTTATCCAGATACCCAGTACCAGCGTTGCTTCTTGATGCCGAATCCTTGTAGATCCAGTCAAAGAACCGGAACAGGTATTCGGCCTCTGCGTCGTCGGTCGTGTAGGCTGGTACACCCATCATGAGAGCTGCCTGTTCCAGATTACCCGCCTCCGGGTTGCTGTTCACCTGCTCGGCCATGTATTCGTAATCCAGTCCCATGCTACGAGCCAGGGCAACGGAAGAATCGAAGCCAGGATGGTCACTCTTGGTTACGTCCTGCCCTCGTGACCGAAACAGGAAAACAGGGAAGAAGGTACCGTTCTCAGTCTTTTCCCGTTCGTGCACCAGGTCCAGTTGATCGTACCCACCCGAACCGTATTCATGGGTAAAGAAGCCGATGTGGTCTTGCCCGTCTTTCTGATACCGGTACTTGGCCTGGAAGCATTCCCCATCCCGATCGTACCGGGCGGTATCAAAGAACAGAGTCCGCTCATTGCCGGCGCTGTCCACCAGGTACACCTTGGCGCCATCTACCAGTTCATCTCCAAAGACCCAGACCGGCGTGGACTCAGCTCCGGCAATCCGGTGTGGTGTGTATCGCTGCTGCGGGTGGCGATCCCACACCGCCAGGGTTCCCTGGTCGGGAACCCTTTGGTCGTCTGATTCGTCTGAGGTAATGGCCAGGGTGTTTATATGCCCCTCGACGTTGGCTACCCAGTATTTGGTGCCATCCAGCTCCAGACTATTGCTGAACTCGTCGTAACCATAGTCCCGGGTCAGTGCTTCCCAGGCAATGTGCAGGTTGTTCACTGGCGCAAAATGGTAATAGCTGAACTGGATCGGGGCATTGTGTTCCGTTTCCAGGATGTTCTTCAGAATGTCTTTACCGTCTGCGGAGTTCAGGATACTGCGGCTGGGAGTTCCGTAGTAATAATCACCACGGGCCGCCTTACGATAAGCACGTTCGGCCTTGGTGGTGAAACTGTCCAAGGCGTTATTGATGATGGACGTGGTTAAACGACTGTCATTAATTACCGAATCAATGATGTTCTTTTTCCGCATCGTCGGTACATCGCTTTTATCGAAAAGCGGCATCACCGAAGTCGCCACGTAGGTCTTTTTCTTACTGCTGAATAGGCCCATAAGCGTTTCCTGTTTACCTACAAAAAGAGGGGGCGTTATGCCCCCTCCTTCCGATTGCTGCATTGTCAGCCCTGTCAAACGGTTGCGTTGATACCGTCCAGGAGCTTCTGGATAGAGGCCCCGATGTAGGTATCCCCCAGTTTGTTGATATCGTCCACTGGTGTGGTGTCGTCCATGGTTTTCCGCACGTTCCAGGAATCCACCAACAGCTTGGCCGCCTTCTGTTCGGCGTCCCGGCGATAGCCGTCCCGCTGGGCGTCGTACAGGGCGTTCTGCTTGCCCACCACACTGTCCGGACCAATACCGGCCCCATCAGTCTGGGCCTTCTCGGTGACCTTTTTCTGGGTCAACAGGGCCGTCTCTGCAATGGTTTTCAGTTTCTGCTCCTGAATCAGATCAAACTCTGCATCCAGCTTGCATTTCTGGGCAGCCAGTACCTGACCTTCTGTAATAGCGTTCGCCGTTTGCTGCTCGGTCAAGGCGGTTTGCGCCTCGATTTGGGCCCGTTCCTTGATGGTGTTCTGGATTTGCTCTTCAAGAAGCTGGGCTTCCAGATCGGTTCGCTGCTGTTGGAGCAGAAACTGAAGAGAGCGGTCCATGACCGCCTGCAGGCCCCCGAGGTAGACCGTGGCATAATCAGTGCCCTTGATCCGGCCCCTGGAATACTCATGCTGGATATGGGCCTCGGACGCCTTCATCAGCTCATCAAAGACACCCGTTCCGGTCAGGCTACCTTCCCCTGCGGTCAGGTCTGAAACATTGATCTCTGCCATGGGTCTACCTCACTCCTGCGTTGGGGACAGCTTACGCTGCTGTCCCGTTGGCCATTGCCTGGCGTTGAGCCAGATCCTTCAGTTCCTCTTCCGTCAGCTTGGGCAGCTCCACCACGTTGAATTCCTTGATGAGCTTGCCTTCACGCTTCTGACGACCACGCTCGTCCTTTTTGCTGACGAAGATCTGACACTCGCGGTCTTTCAGGACGTTGAAGATGGCGCGGGGTACGTGCCACTCCACGTCGAACGGGACGTACTTTTTGAAGGTACCGATTACGCGGTTACCGACCGTGAATACCTCACCGTCCCACTCGCGCTTGTTCGGATTCATGCAGGTGACCTGCACGCGAACCAGCTCAGCCGCTTCACGCTGCTTACGGACACGGAACTGGTTTTGGGTTTCGGTCTGATTGTCGTTGGCGGCCGGGGTCGCAGGGTCGCCAGCTTTGGTACCCGCTTCGTTATCGCCTTTGCCATCATCGGCCTTGGCTTCTTTTACCCGCTCAAGCAGCTTTTCGTCGCTGATGTTGGGATGGAAATTAATGCCCAGGGTGGTCGCTTGTGCTTCCAGGTCTTCACGTTCCGGGGACTTGGTTTTGTCTTCGCTCATGGTGCTCTCCAGATTCTGGGTTTGACGAGGGGAACGGGCACCGCCCGTTCCCCGGTCAGATCATCGGATCATCCGATGAATTTGGGTTTACATCGTGGCAGAAGTCTTGATCAGACCAATGCGCTCCGGACGCTCCAGCAGGAAGCCGTAGTACCACTTGATGGACATAAAGCCGGTCTCACCATACGGGTCGTTACGGTCTGCGGTCTCGGTGCCCGGCTTCTTGTGGGTGATCTTGAACTTCACAGTCTTACCGTCGGTCTGGAAACCAATGGTGGAGAAGGAAGAGTCGCCCACAACCAGCATCGGGAACACGTCGAATTTGGAACCAGTGGCGTAATGGGTGGAGTTGCCAGTAGCGTCTGCACCGGCACCGGCCCACTTCATCATCTCCGGAACCACGATCACACGGAAACGTGCACAGGTACCGGCCTCACCATTAAGAATGGTGGTCGCACCGGCGTACTTCTCAACCGGGATGAACGCCTTCTCACCGTGCAGATCCTTCATGCCTTCCAGCAGTGGGATCAGCTCGGAGCCCACGTACATCACACGACACGCCGGGATGGTCTTGGTATCAACCAGGCGGGTACCAGTGATGATCTTGGTGTGCTTCGGAGTCCGGTTGTTGTCCAGGTCAATCTGCAGACGCAGCAGGTCGTCGTAGGTCACCTCAGAGGTGTGATCGACTTCTGCGTTGGTCGTGGCCGCACCACCGAACTTCACCACACCGGCAGAGTTGAGCAGGTCAATCTGCAGCAGGTCTTCGGTGATCTCGTTGGCACCGTTGAGCATCTCACGGTTGATGTGCATGGCCAGCTCGGCATCGGTGTCGAAGTCCAGGGATTCCTGGGTGTACTCGTCGAAGAAACCGAACTTAGCGATGGAGCCTTCAATCTCCTTACGCTTGAAGCCAACACGGTTTACGCGGCCGCCAGTCTCAGACAGCACCGGCATCTTGCCTGGGATGGTGCCAATGTCCTTGCTGGAACCATACAGGTTACCGTTGGAGATGGTGGCGCCATTGGCGTCAATGCCCTGGTCGTTGATGTTCGCATCATCCAGCAGAGGCAGGTAATGGAACTTCTTGATGGTTTTACCCATGTTCTTCGGCAGGTTCTGCACGTTGGAGAGCTGACCGAAGTATTGCTCCTTCCGCATCTCGATCAGTGCACGCTTGACGTAATGATCGGTGCGGAACTGTTTGCCAATGCCGGACTGCGTACCACCGGCTGGATCGTTATATTGCATTCCCATAAGCTACCCTCAAAAATTTACAGAAGTGTCGGATCGAACTGCTTCTCAAATTCCTCATCCGACATACCCAGCGGGTTGAAATCGGACGGGGACTTGGAAGCGGGTTTGGTTTTGGTCGAGCTAACTGCCCGCTTTTTCTGCTTTCGTTCCGGGTCCGGGGCTTTACGGCGGGTCTTGCGTGGAGCGGGCTTGGGTTCGGGCTTTTCAGTGGATGCTGGCTTATCCTGAGCCAGATCGTTAAAAGCACCTTCCTCGGCCATCCGGTCGCCTACCTGCTTGTAAGCCTCGATATCCGAAACACCAGTCAACTCGCCCAACGCACGCTGTCGCTCCACCTCTGTGCTGACCCGTTCGTAAATGCCATTGGCCATATGGCTATTCAGAACCTCCAGTACACGAGGGTTATCAGCAATCGTCTGTTTGCTTGCGTCGTCCCACTTATTGCGGACCAGACCCAGGGTCTGGTTGAACGTCGGCGTGTCCTGGAGGTTTTCCAGCACCTCGTCCAGTTCCATTTCCCGGTCGTCCACGTCATAAGTGTTCGGGCGGTAGTTGCTTTCTTCTTCCGAATCCAGATCCAGTGGATCTACATTGGAGTCCTTCAGCAGTTTCTGGATCGCACCCTTGTCCCCTTTGGACAGGTCGATCAGATGGCTGAGCTTTTCTTGGTCATTCAGGCCGTGCTTGTCCAAGAGTTTCACGGTCTTCAATGACGGCTTAATCGCAGCCATCTTCTTGTTGTAGTTCGCGCCCATCTGCATGAGGCGACGGGCCTCATCAGCATTGCGAACCTGCATCTCACGGCCGTTGGCTTTGAACGGCGCCATGAGCTTTTCGTACTCAGACTTGAAATCGACCTCGGATTCCTCCTGGTCGTCTTCCTTGTCCGCTTCCTCGGATTCCTCATCAGAGGCACCGTCTTCGTCCGCATCACCCTCTTTGGTGGTGTCGTCCGTCTCATCGGTGTCTTCGTCGGCTTCCGGGGTATCGTCTTCCTCTTCGGTATCAGAGTCCGACGGCCCAGCCTCCGGCTGGCCGTCGTCCTGATCTTCGTTTTCTTCGTCGGTGTCGGTGTCTTCTTCCTGGTCAAAGGTAGAATCATCCGATGTTTCCTCGGAAGAAAAATCGTCGTCATACTGAGACAGGTCTTCCTGCTCAAACTGAGAAGGGTCCATGGAAGCAAACTCGTCGTCGGACATGCCCAGGGCATCCAGCTCAGGTGCTGTTTCCTGTTCAGTGGTCGGGTTTTGCTCTGCCATCAGTCAGCCTCCATTTCCAAATCCGCACGGGCGTCTTCGCACTCGTCAATGGCTTCCTGGGCGCCTTCAGCCCGGAGAGCCACCATATCCAGGTAATCCACGAAGCAGCCGATACTGTTGATCTGCTTGTCGATACTGGTCTGCTGCCGGCCTTCCTGAACGTTGTCGTTGCCCTTCAGGTGAACCAGGCGAATGGCTTCGTCTTCCAGGTAGCCCTTCTCGATCACCTTTTTGAAATGACGATTCTTACGCAGTGCATCCAAAGATTTGCCCAGGTCTACCAGCTCCTGGAGTTCTTTGATGTTGGCGTTCAGTTCATCAATTTGCTGTTGAGCGTTCATAGTCTTCCTGTTTCAGTTGACGTTGTGTTGATAGTTTCTAACTCTGAGAAAGCCTAACCACAACAATTTTATTTATCACAACTTTTTTCATTCATTCGCTGCACTTAGGTATTTACGGAGTTCTTTCTTCCGTTCCTGTTCTTCCTTGAGTTGTGCTTCACGCTCTTTCATTCGGGTCTGGGCTTCAGACTGGCGACTGATCTTCTGTAGCTCCCGTTCCTGGTGCACACCGGACTCCTGCTCGACGTATTCCAGGTCTTTCAGGTCGGCCTCACTCTGCGTCTCCCGGGCCTTGGCCTGGTCAACCTGCGCTTCGGCATAGTTCTCTGCTGTGCGGGAACGGATCTCTTCGATCTCAGCCAGGAGTTTCTCCCTCTCAAGTTGCTGCAGTTCCTGTTGCATCGGGTCAGGTTTGGGCTGGTAGTCTTCCAGACGCTTGGCCAAGTCAGGCATCTTCCGCAGGCGGGCAATGTCAGCCAAAATCATGGTGGTCATGCCCGGGTCCATGTTGTTGCCCATGGTTTGCAGCATGAACGCCAGTTGCTCGGCTTTGGCGTTGTCTTCTTCCGGGGTGGTGATATCCAGTTTGAGGTCGTACTTGCCGGCGAGCTGGTCACGACGCACCTCTACAAATTGGTCGTCGGTCATCCGGACTACTTCCCGCTCTTCCAGGAACTCGGCGTTCATGGCCAGGATCTTGTAGCCAATCTTGCACAGGCCCCGGGACAGACGACGGAGAATGCCCAGCTCCCGTTTACTAGCCGCATCGAGCGCCCCACGGATGCCGGCGGCCACTTGGCCCAGGGATTCACCGGACACGCCGTTGTTGTAGGCTTTCACCCCGGTCAACGACTCGGCTTCCATGTTCATGGTTTGCAGCATCTGCATGGCCGAGTTGGGGATCTCCGGGAAGGTGTGCATGTACATGCCCTGGCGCGGGTCCACGTTGCCGTTGAACTCGTAGTTCTCGCCGTTTCGCCACCGGCGTTTGTTCACCACATCAAGGGCGTCCTTACGCATCCCCATCTGGCCGTTGGCTGACCGGCCCATAATGTCGATCATGCCGCGAAGCGTGGCGCCCATGATCTTCTGGTTATCGTCCAACAGGGCCCCATCCGGCTCACCGTGTGTGGACTTGCGCTTAGGGAGGTATTGCTCAACCACGAAGGGGATTTTCTGATCCGGGTACGGGTTCTTCTCCATGCGGATCAGCGTGTTGCCGACCCAGGCCGCTACAATAGGCTTAACAGCACCAGAACCATCAATATCCCAATATCCCCAATATTCATACACCACGACTTTCTTACGGGCTTCGTCAGAAAACGTGAAATTCGATACGTTATCCGTCGCGTGGTCCGGCTCTGCGAGGGCTGAGTGGTCATTCGCATTGATGGCATCCAGGTTGGTGTATTTCGGGTCTTTACGTAGCTCGGCCATGGATGATTCAAAGTGGTGGATCACAAAGCTGGCATCGTCCACGTTGCCTTTGCAGGTAGGGTCAATAATGACGTTGCGGAAATCGCAAATCTCGATCCAAGGCTTGTTGACCAGGGACCGGGTTTTGGTAACGGTCTTCCCTTCCACCAGTAC